TTGAAAATAAATTAGTGGCCTTACTTAGGAGTAGAGGTAAATATGATTCAGATGAAATACTTAATTTTGAAGTTACTGGTTCAACAGATATTGGGTTTGACCCAGCAATAACCGATGCAGCAACTGCACCAAAGGGTAATTTTGGTATAACTGGTACATCCACAGTTTCGGGCGCATTTAGTTATTCATTATCATTTGATAATACAAAGAAAAACTATTTAACAAGAGTTCTTGGTAGAGGAGCGCAAGATGGTAAAACAGCATTATTTGTTGAAGAATTATTTGATGGAATGTTTAGTGACCTTGTTGATGCAAATAAAGTTAGAGGTATTAATATTGATTCGTTAATTGATTATGATGAAGATTTTGATGAATATAAACAAGAGTATCAACCAGCAGTAACCCCTTGGGTTGTTTCTGAACTTAGAGGTACAAATCTTCTTAGACTATTTAGACTTTGGACAATATCTGATGGTAATGCCGCCAATAGTCAATTTAAGATTTCTATTAAAAATATAAGACTAGATTTAAAAGAGTTTGATATTGAAATAAGAAGTTATGCGGATACAGATGCTAAACCAATTGCGTTAGAAAGATTTACAAGGTGTAGCATGGACCCAACATCAAATAATTATGTTGCTAAGAGGGTTGGTACACTTGATGGTAATTTTGCATCAAGGTCTAATTATATACTTGTTGAAATGGAAGAAGAATCTGATACTTCAGATGCTTTCCCAGCTGGATTCTTAGGGTTTCCTATAAGAGACTACCAAACAAACTCAAATACAACAGTATTGTCACCAAGTATTGAATATAAACAAACTTATGGTGTGTTTGAAAATAAAAGAAAATTCTATTTAGGTCTTTCAGAAACAAAAGGTATTGACCAGGATTTCTTTGACTATAAAGGACAACCAGATACTGATTTAACAATTTGGACAGGTCTTACAAAAGGTTTTCATATGGATATTGCGGCCACTGGCGCAACAATTGACAATGTTGAAATTGTTATTGATGCGAGTGGTAACACATATAGCCCAGTTTATCTTTTTGACACTGGTAATGCTCAATTTAGAACAGAAGATGGTGTTGAAGGTACTGACTATGAAAAAGTATTTGCAAGGAAATTCACATTTGCACCATATGGTGGATATGATGGATGGGATATATATAGAACTAGAAGAACCAATACAGACCCATATACAATTAATGGTACCAGAGGTGCTAAAGGTTTAACAAGTAAAGCATTTGCTAATAGAGCATTAACTAATGGTGATAATGGTATAACTTCTGATTACTATGCTTACTTGGAAGCTATTTGGACGTTCCAAAATCCAGAAGCTGTAAATATTAATGTATTTGCAACTCCAGGTATCGATACATTTGAAAATACAAATCTTATTGAAGAAAGTATTGAAATGATTGAAGAAGATAGAGCAGATTCATTCTATATTGCAACAACGCCAGATACTGATGCTTCTGGAGATGTATTGCTACCAGATGATGTTATTGATACACTTGATACTCAATTTGATAGTAACTATACAGCCACATATTGGCCTTGGATTCAAATAAATGATGCGGAAAATAATGTTTTCATATATGTTCCACCAACAAGAGATGTTGTTAGAAACATAGCATTAACAGATAATATTGCATTCCCTTGGTTTGCCGTTGCTGGTATACAAAGAGGTGATGTGAATGCGATTAAAGCTAGGAAAAAACTAACCCTCGCTGAAAGAGATACACTATATGAAGGTAGGGTTAATCCAATTGCAACATTCGCATCAGAGGGTATTAAGATTTGGGGTAATAAAACACTACAAATTAAAGATACTGCCCTTAATAGAATTAATGTTAGAAGACTTCTGTTACAAGCAAGAAAACTTATTTCAGCTGTCTCAATTAGACTGTTGTTTGAACAAAATGATGATATCGTAAGAAATCAATTCTTAGGTCTTGTTAACCCAATCTTAGATAACATTAGGTCTGAAAGAGGTCTTACTGATTTTAGAGTGGTTCTTGACAATAGCCCAGAATCTATTGATAGAAACGAATTATGTGGTAAAATATTCTTAAAACCCACAAGAGCATTGGAGTTTATCTCCGTTGAGTTCGTAATTATGAACACTGGGGCTAGTTTTGATGATATATAAACAATAAAAAAGCCTATTAATTTAGGCTTTTTTATTTTTACGTTATATTTATTAATATATAAAATTATAAAAAAATTATTATGAAAAGAAAGATTAAGATTACTGAACAACAATTAAATTATATTGTTGAAAATATTGTTAGAAAATCTAAGGTTAACCATAAGACATCTAAGGCTAAATATCTAAAAAGTTTAAGGCAATTAAACGAAGAAACCATTGATGAAGAGCAACTAGAAGAAGGTAAAGTATCACAAGCAATTGGTGCTTTAGGTATTTTAGCAATGTCTCTATTTCCAAACATGAAAACACAGGCTGCGGCAATAAATGCTCTACAGCAACAAAATCCAGAAATTGTTCAAATGGTTCAAGATACATCAAAACCAATTAGAGGTTATGACGTATCTGGAGTAGAAACCCAAGCTGGTAAAGTCTTAAATAAATTGAAAAAAGCTGACCAATTAGATGTCATATTTTCACAAAATGGACTTCTTAAGAAATTTATTCCCGAACATATTTTACCAAATTACGGAGATGAATATAAGGATGTTATAGACGATTATAAATCAGCCCCCAAATCTTTTTCATGGAAGAACCATTTATCAGTTTTGCAAAAAGTTCTGAAGGATATGGCTAAAGGAGATAATAATGTAATAACAACTGGGACTGGTGAAGAAGCAATAAGGTATTTCAGAGCAGAGTTTGGTGAAGATGTTATTAAAACGTTCCAAGGTTTTTTCCCCACCAAGGATTACAAAAATCTTGAAACAGGCAAAACAAGCTCAAATGAAGATGGTTATTTAGGTGATGCTACATTGGAGATATTAGCTAGGACATTATCAGCTAGGATGGCCCAAGTTGATACAGATGATAGTACGTTTAAAAAAGGTAAGGGTAGTAAAATTGACATAAAAAACCCAGAAAACATAAAAACACAAAAACGTGATTAATACTGGTAGTAATTTTTAATCATCATAACATATTATTGGTAAAATTTTGGTCCTTTTAGTTATTATAACCTATTAGGACCAAAATTTTATATGGTTCTAAAGTTTGTTTTGTAACAGCATCAAATGTTTCAACATCAAAATATGTCTGTTCTGTGAATATTTCAGTAGTGAAAACTAAAAAATTAAAATTTTCAATATCGTTTAAATTATAGTAATCAACACCTTCTTGTACATATCTTTCTTGAAAATCGTCATCAATATTATTTAATACGTATTTTAAAAATTCTTCATCTGTTTGACTTGTGTCTGACGTATATGTAGTGTAGAAGTAAGCCACATCCTTTTTCCCCACTTCATTTACTTCAAAGAAATCTGAAGTAAAATATAGAGGACTATTTGTCTTTTCATCATATGTGGAGTAACAAATACAATTTGTTTTTTCCATATGTTCTCTAATGTAGTGGACTACAACATTTGATGATGTATCGAATATAGATTCTTCACCTACAATGTGTCTAACCACATTTAAATTAGCTTGTGTTTGACTAAATAGGTTTGTGTAAATAACACATGTTAAAACAAAAAATAAAGTTCTCATATATAAAATTTTAATTGTTAACAAATATAAATAATTTAAACTTTTAATATATTTTTTTCTTTGTAATAGTAGTAATCTTCTCTAACATTTATAATCATTGCACCAATAACTACACCCTGTTTTTTAACCACTGATATAATTATACCCTTTTTATTTGTGAAGTAACTTTTAACAACAACATTCATATCACTATACATTTCGAATAATTGTTTTAACACAAAAACCATTTTCTTTCTTTTATTTGTTTTAAAAATAATCTTACGTTTTTTTATTATTATTTTTGTGGTTTCTTGTATTTGTGAAATTTTACCATCAATTTTTATTATGGTATTATTTGTGTTAATTTTTTGTCCAAAACAAAATAATGGTATCATAAAGATTAATAATATAAGTAATTTATTTTTAATATTTGCCATTATGTTTATTTTGTCTTTATCGTTATCTCTTATGCAATCTACAATAAATATTTCACAATACCTAATTTTTATGAAAAAACTTTAAATTTATATGTTATTGTACCACAATCATATATCCTATATATCTTCCTTTTAAGCATTATTTCACGTTCAGTGAGTTCTTTATTAAACCCATCCTTAATCAACAAATCCTTCCTATATTTAAATCTATGATGTCTTAGACCATTCACAATATAAAAATAATTTGGTTTTGAAGTATGACTAAATTTAAACCCCAACACATCATATAGGTTTCCAGTTGACCATCTTCTGTCAGCGTAGCTAATTATTTCTTTTGGGTCGTACCCCCTAATGAAATTTTTAAATAGCTTAGAAGCCCCACCAATCACCGTTAAATCAATTTTATTACAAAACCTTATTAGTTCATAGTTATCTTTCTTACTATTTAACCCAAGAACCTTTCTATAAGCCCCAAAAGTCATAATACTAACCAATTCATCTTTATAATAAAGACCAAGATTATATTTTGAACCAACGGCACCTTGAATATGATTTTCATTAAGAAATTTTGTTTTATCTTTTGTTGGTACTTCTTTAACCTCGCATTTACGTCCATATATTCGTTCTTCAGTTAAACCAAATAAATTTTTAAGTCTTGATTTAACAATGTCTTGCTTATTCACCCATTCATCCTCAAATATGTGAATTAACTTAACACCCTTATCATTACATAATTCAGTTTTATTTAAATGATAA